CTGATACCAAATCCCTCACTTAGAGGGCTTTGCCATTGTCCACTTCATAGTCCTCAAAGCCAGCTGCCTTGAGCCGTGTCAGATTACTAATTTGCCAGTTCTTGGCATCCAGACCTTTCATGATAGCCAGGTATTGATTCCTAACTAGCGCGATTTGGTTAATCAGCAGAGCCACCTCAATTACCTTGTCATCCGCATCTGCATATTTTTCTGCATCACGAGAACTAAGGCTTCTAGCGTAACCTTCCAGATATTTCTTAAAGGCCACCCCTTTGACCTGATCGAAACGAATGTTCAGATACTTCAAAATGGCTTCAACTTCCTGAAGTTGTCCGAACCGCAAAGTGGTAATACCAGGAAGACGACTGGAAGCCTTTTCTAGACTTCCCTTCAAATGGGTTTCCATTCGAGCGACTTCTAGTTCCCCTTCAAAATAGACGATTGCGTCAATCAGCGGAGTAAAGTCTGTTGGATCCGCTGTGACTTTTGCATACCACTTACTCATTTGGATTTCCTTAAAAATGGTTGCACCTAGCATAGTGCCAGAGGTGCAACCATTTCAATATTCAGCTTTAGTATTCGTCCTCATCATCGAACTCTTCAGTCTGATCATCTTCCAGGAGAAGAGAAATAGCCTCGTCGAGGTATTCGCACTCACCTTCAATATCCGACTGTTCAAATTCGATGTTGTATTCCTGGAATAGTCTCAAGAGATGAGTGGCAGCGTCTTGACGCTTACCAGCTGCGATCATGTCCCTGAAATAGTCCCAAAGTTCAATTACCAATTTGCTTTCGCTGTTCATTTCTACTCTTCGTTTTCTGCGGCTTCAGCCGCTGCCATTTCCGCAAGTTCAGCCGCCTTTTCCAGACGCTTGGCTTCATCCCTGCGTTCCATATGAGTTGGGAATTCCAACATCACCTGATCTAGTAGATCATGGTCGACTTGCTTTCGGAACTTCTTGATTTCGGTTCCGTCTAGTGTAGTGTATTTGAGCTTGTTTCCGTCCTTGACAAACAGGCCCTTTGCTTCAAACATATCCAACAGACCAGAGTATGGATCTAGACCACTATCCCAAGGAATCCTGAGTTCAACCGTTTCGAATGGCTTGTTGTATCTGGTCTTCATGATCTTGATCTGAGACCTGATACCATTGACAGTAGTGGTCTTATTGCCATCTTCGTCTTCCTTGAGCTTGAGCTTGCGCATTGCGAGCACAATAGAGGACGCATAGATGAAGCCCTGCCCACCAGTGATTTTATCATCCGGATCAAACATATCCTGGCTGGCGTAACTGTGGTTGGTGCAAACAAGACCAATATCCCATTCACCAAACATGTTGACGCAGTTACGAACCAGTGCATTCAGGGCCTTGGGTTTGCGACCCATGTCGCCCTTCATTTCACCAGCTTCAAACTGGTTAACGTCAGTTGGAGTCAGCAACATACCAAGCGAGTCAACCACAAAGAGGACCTTGGGTCGGTCTTCGCGAGGAGTGCTTGAGTATGTTCCCTTGAAGCTCTTCATGAAGTCGCTGATGATCTTCGCGACGTCATCAATCATTGCAGCGTTGATCTTCAATAGCTTATCTTCGCTGACGTCTACATCAAGAGCGGTCAACCAATCAGAGTCGAGGGCGTTCTCGCTGTCGATGAGAACCACAAAGTAGCCCTGGTCCTGAGCGTTCTTCACCAGATTTCCTGAAGCAAGATAGGACTTTCCCGAGCCCGACTGGCCTGCGAACATCGTCACCTTGCCTAGTGGAATTCCCTTAGTGAAATCGCCGCTTACGGCGTAGTTAAGGGCAAAATTGCCCGTGCTGACCCAATATTTTGGGTCGTTAAAGCCGACGGAAATTCCGTCGAGGCCTTTGGTGATGTCTTTCCTGAATTTACTTAGATCAACAGGCTTCATGGTTATGTTCTCTTTCTATTGGAGCCAAAGTGTCAGTGCCTTCTATTTCAAAGGCATCCTCCCAATCACGCGACATGACACGCTCGCTTATTGTGATCACCAGGATGTTTTTGGATTGTTTGTAGGGGCTGGTTGAACCAGCCCCTACAATTTCAAGTGCTTAGCCGTTTAGGCCAGCCTGCTTTTCCTTGATGCGACGAAGGATTTCCGAAGCATCAGGAGTGCCTGCCGGACGGGCAGCAGGAGCAGTAGGTGCAGCGACTTCTTCAGTCACTGAGGCCGCTTGCGCTGTGGCTCGCTGCATTGCAGCGAATGGATCAGCTGCGGGAGCCGCAGGAGCCACCGGAGCAGCAGGTGCAGCCGAAGAAGCTGGTGAACTGTTCTGATTCCAGTTACCACCGGCTGGCTTGTAGAACTGGCCCCAACGTGCAGGATCATACGCCTCATCGTTTACCGATGCCTGGAACATTTCCTTGATGGCTTCCAGCTGTTCAGCAGTTGGCTTGGCGGGCAGGAAGTCGGACAGATTGTTGAGACCGTGAGTCTCGATAGCCTGTGCTTCTTCCTCATTCAGCGCACGGGGCTTCATGCTCCACTTACTGGTGCTGTAGTTGGCGTATCCACCCTTCGTGGTCTTCATCAGACGGAAGTCACGGCCAGCAACATAGTCAGTTGGTAGATCTTCCATTTCTGGATCCATCAACGAACCCTTGATAATATCAAAGATGCTGGTATTGATCATGAACCGACGGATTGGATTCTCAGGGGTTTCCTTTTCCTCAAAACCACTCTGAACCACAAAGCCCTGGAATAGGTAAGACTTCTTCTTCCAGTACTTGCGAGCAAGTGCCTGAAGAGAGTCATCCTTCCACCAAGGACGGGTTTCGGCTAGGATTGGGCAAGTTTCGCCATACATTTCCATGCAGGGAACCTGCACCAAAACTTCGCGATCACTTTCGCCTTTGATTCCCTGGAATGGGAGTTTGATGACCAGACGCTCCTTCCAGAAGAAGGTGTTGTTATTGTCGCCATCAGGAAGGAAGCGGATCAGTGCTGATCCACCTTCGGGCACATTCCAAAAAGGATACATGGAGTTGTCGCCGCCGGATCGATTGCCGCTTTCAGACTTTGTCTGCTGGGCAAGAAGTTTGGCGCGGATTTCATCAAGAGTGGCCATGGTAGGTACCTGCTTTCTTATATTTTTGGGCTATTTTAAAGAGCCATTTGTTGAGCTATATGCAGAGAGCTTCC